TGCCACTTGTCTCTCTCCCCTACGACGTAATCCAGTGGGGTCACTTCCATCTTTGCCGTCTCGGCAGTAGAGCTGTCTTCTTCTTCTTCTGGCGGGGGTGCATCGTCGAGCTTTTCACGAGCATTGTGAGCTGCTCTCTCTGCTCTGTCCACGTCTATCTGCTGTCGTACATTCTCACACCAGGAGACCAGTATCCGACCCTTAGCCTGATCCTCCGGCATCCACTCGGATGTTAACTCTCTACCGGAGGGCAGAGTTGTCCGCCACTGGACCTTCTTCCCGTCCGTCTCTACTCTGGTCATAGAGAGAATTTCCGAATCTCCTAAATCCCTTCCTTCCGGCTTTGTGTTCCCCCAACCCCGATTCGTCAGCATAGTTATCTCCTCCTCATACCGTGGTGTCTTTCCGCGCCGGCTTGTCGCAGAAGCGTTCACGAGGGTAGAATCCACAGTCCTGACAGTGGTACTGCTTGTACTGCAGGGCAGTGTTTCGTTTATAGCCTTTGAATCTGAGATTCGTGCTGCCACAACGGCAGCGCAACTTAGGCTCACCATCCACGTATTCCGGCTCCATCCAGTGGGCTACATTGATCGTCGTCTTGATCCACGGAGTAAGCTCTTCGTACAGCTCCTCCAGCATCTTGATGTCCCCGATGTTATACCGGCGCATCAGTGCCTGGTCCTGTGGTTCCCCTCGCATACACCCGGTCCATAGAGGCATCCCCTTGTGGTCCACCTTGACCCTGAGCCCCAGCTGTTCGCAGATAAAGTTCATGCTTTTCGACATGAACCGGAACTGCTTAGCTGTGGTGTAGAGGTCAATGTGCTGCGTTGGTGATGGGGGCCCTAGCCTCATGAGCAGGAAATCCCTATTCAGCACCGGGATGTCGTAGTTATTACCGTTGTAATGTACGACAGCGTCTGCCCTATCCAGCAGGTCCCACGCGGCTTGCACCATCTCCTCGTGAGTGTGAGTCCACAAGGAATAGAACATCACCTTCTTCTGGTGCTGCCACTTGGCAGCAAAGCACAGAGTATACCCCGGCTCCTCTATCTGGCTGACGGGAACATACCGTGTCTTTAGGTCCCAGATATAAGCCTTTGCAGGAGCAGACTCGATATCAATCTCAAGAACCCAGGGTCCTTTATGTTTAGCCACGGGTCGTAGCTACTACTGTCTTGTCTTTGACCTCCCTCGCCAGTCGATCTGCGATGGCCGAGTCGATTACTGCTTGAGCAGACTTCTCTGAGTCATAATTGCAGGTAGTGAGAGACACCCAGCGGGTGCTGCCCCCCGCACCTTCCCTCTGAGGGATAAAACATTTATTTCCGTCACCGTAAGTGACCTGTATTACTCGATAGTTAATCATACTGTAATGGTCCTAGAATTTGAAGTGAACTAATCAGTTTATCCTCTACCCCTTGAGAAATTTCATCAATCTCGCTCAGCTCGAGTATGGTGTCGAGTAATGCCTCGACAAGGAACTTACGTTCATTTTCCGTAAGAATGCGCACCAGATTCCTTCCTGTCTCTATCGTCTATTAGTGTGTCGTGTATCTGCGCATCTAGCATAACGGCACAGCACGCCCGGATGTGATACAGATGGTTAAGTCCTGAATCGGGGTCAGCATCTTCCCCGTCGTAGAAATAGGACATGAAGTGCCGAAGAATAGCAGCCTCGTAGGTACTAGCTTTAATCGGATCGACTCTCCAGTTTCGTTCCCCGTACTTGTCAGCCCCATGAGCGTGAACTGCGGCATCTCCCCGGAGGACGGACCCCACCAGATACTCCATGCGAGGCTTCCTGTCCTTGAGTGCCCGGACGTATTTAGGGTTCTCAAGTAACCCCTCGTCCGAGGCATTCGTGACATCCGACTCCGGCATCTTTCCGAGTACTTCCTCTACCACGGCATCTGCCGCACGTCTCACCCCTCCGGGTGATCTTCCATCCATCATGTAGTGCCTCCGCTTCTTGCTCTGCTGTATTAATATGCATCGAAGAGTACCAGTTATCTTTCAATGCGTACCCCTTAATTTCCGCAATACGTCCTGCTGTCTTCATGACCTTTCCCCTTCGATTTGAAATTGAGTTTTTCTTAGCCCCCGAAAAAGCTAAAATCCTGGCCCTGCCTCCATACTACGCAGGAGCAGGACTTAAAGTATCTGTTGACGTAGTCGGTGTATCGGGACTTTCCTTTGGTGATCCACCCGTTGTTTTGGAATACAAAAACAAGATTAATGTCCGGGTTGCTCCGTACAAAACTACGCGATAGGTTTCGCTTAGCAGGCTTCCAGTAGCCTTTACACTCAAGATAACTTCCCATAGTTCCGGTAGCTCCGGGCCGGTGTAGGTCGCTGACATGTAAGTCCGGGGTATATGTCCTGTCTTGAACAACTTGATCACTCTGGCATTCCAGACAGCGTGCTTTTCTGACGTTAGAGGTGTAAGCAAGGGTATCACCTTCCTCTGCCGAGCATTTTCGCACATCGTAACCCAATAGTCGGAGGTGTTCGTAGACTTGATACTCATATTTAGAATCCCATTGCCTCCCCGTAGGGTCTATAAATCTTCGGTCAGCCATTATGTTGTTATTTCCCCGAGGGCTTTACGGCCCTGTAACGCTCTATAAAGGTCGTCTTAGCCAATGACGGTTCCAGCAAAGGTAGCTTCCACCCCTCTCTCTTAACGAGCTTGAGAGCCTCTACTCTGAGGTTGAGGGGGTCTGACCACCCCTCACCCTTGCTGTGCATCAGGTAATATGCCTCAATGAACAGGGCTAGATAGTCCACCTTCTTACACCCGAGTGTTACAGGGTCAGGTAGATCGTAGTGTGCCCGTAGATGACCTTCCGCTACGCGCTCCGCTCCCCGATAATCCGACAGATGAGGCTTCCACGGGGCAGCCATGTCGGAGATGACAGACTCATGAGCATCGTGCATGAGTGCTTCGAAAGGGTCACAGTATCCCAGCTCCTCGGCCAGCATAGAGCACAATATAGAGTGCTCAGCGACACTGTAGAAGTGTCTGCTATGACCAGTGTAGCGGCACTGATTAGCCAGAGAATGCGCAATATCAATAATACTCCATGTATGGTCGCTACCGGGAGCATACGTCGCACCACTGAATAATTCGATGTGCCCATCTGTCTCCTCAAATGGCATCGTCATTCCACCCTGATTGCATTATCTGTTCGTTCTCTTCCGATCTCTGCATCAGCTCCGCTTGGAGTAAAGCCATAAGGGCGAAGATGTCCTTCGTAGTCATAAGAGGTATCAGCGGCTCCGCTGTGGTCATGACTGTATCGGGGTCCATATATCGTCTCTCCTCTGTTGCATGTAAACTAGCTGCGCGTTTTCGAGCGCAGCTGCTTCCGGCGAAAGGCCATGATCGTTCTTGTCGGGGAACTGTTTGATGTTCTTTTCGTACTCATCGCAGATTCGTTCCCAGATGTACTCTCTGTAGCAGACGCTGGGAATTGGCTTCTCCTTTCTCGTACAGAGGGACTGCCACTCGTCAAACCACTGATCAACCATTTTGTGCCACTCGTCAAACCACTGATCAACCATTTTGGTAGCTTTCGCGTTGCCAATGCGATAGCACCCCTTGATATTGTCTGTAGCATCTCCCGAAAGGATTTGAGCATAGAAGAAAAGCTCGCCATCCAGCTGGTCAACGTCGTAAAAAACGTGCTTCTTATAGTCATAGTGCCACCCAGGAATTTGGTCCAAGTCTTTATCGATCGTGGCTATAACATACTCGTCCGGGGGGTTACGCCACAGCTCCCAGGCACGGATGCTGACTTCATCATCAGCTTCTATGCCCTCAATAATCTGCGCTCCCCACTCTTCTACGAAGTAATCCCGTACAGCCTGATAGTGTACGGGCTTCTCTGTCTTGTCTCGATTGCCTTTGTATTTCGCAATCGTGGCGAGTTCTTCCCTGAAATTCCCTTTCCCCGTGAGGTAGAACTCTGGCTCAATGTCCGTCATAAACTTAGTGCGAATCGATGTCAAGGCATGGGTGAGAGTTGTCTTGGCGCACTGTCTGGCGTGACTCTCGTCCTCTACCTCGAGTTCTTTGTGGGTCTCATAACTCACCATAGCCTCATCATTGTTCTTGATCCACTGATTCTTATCGGTGCCATCCTTAAAGGCTACTTGGTGCATCTCTCCCTGCATGTCTTCGTAGACAAGGCTATAGCTATACTTCTGAGAAGCAAAAGCACTCATGTACACTGCAGGGTCTAGGTCAAAGAATATTTTCATGTACAGCCACTCCCCTTCTTAGGTCTCACTGGGCCAGTGTGATTACAAAGTTCTGAGAAGGGGCGAAGGTTGCTTGATATGACAGAGCCTTCTTTAATCCAACTCCAGGAACCCCAGCCACTCACTCAGTTACGTCCTTGCCCTTTGGATGGCGCTGATGACCTAGAAGCGGAGATTGCGACACGGAACTCAGCCTGCCCAATGCATCCTCGAACGCTGCTTCCGGGTCCTCCGGGGAACGTATCACCTTCCCCTGATAGTCGGCAAGGTCTTGCGTCAAGTTGTCCGCAACTTCACATGCCGTATGGAAGACATTGATCTCCCCCTCGACTACCCACGTAGCCTTGTTACGTATCAGGTAGCCAGTGACCCCTTCCCACTCACCGATACGGAAGAGACCGACCTCCACCTGATAGGCTTCGGTCTCGTACAGGGGCTCCTCGTCCTCGAACTCATCACCAGTGTATTGGTCGATCATATTGCTTCATCCTCAAAGTCTTCACCGACTTCCTCGCCTTCATCGTTAGGAAGCTGTCCATCAGCTCCAGTGTCGATTTCTCCAGCGTCTGCAACCGTCTCAAAAAGCCGAAAGGTTTCCAGATCGTTGTAGAACTGAACTGTCTGCTTATCCACAGCTGCGGTGATTTCCTCGAAGCGTGCAGCAGTGCCTGCCTTAGTGGTTGCCCCGGTCATCGGGAGGGCCTTATGCTCAAGCAGAAGTCCTACCAGCTCAATCGCCGCGGTACGGCTATTCTGGTAATGAATATTCTGCTGTGTGCTCCCCACAGCGGAGGTACCTGCAGCTGCCGGCGCAGTACTCGTCGGTGCCGCCTGCTGCTCCGGGGCATCCTTGACCTTGCGTGCAGAGCCTTTGACGACATTCTTGTACTGACCGTCTGCCTCCCACTCGAAGCGCAAGTAGTCACCCTCTACGCACTTAGGTGCGACACTAACGTCATTGCGGAAGCCCAAGCCAAACCAGCCAAGCTCCTCCCCGTCCGCGTCAGCCACAAGGATATTATCCAGAGCCCACGCACCACGGTTACCCGAACCCTCACGGGTAACCATCTTTTTGATAAACCCTTCTGCGGTGTTACTCACTCAACTCTCTCCTCTATACCATCGTAATAAATGTTGTAACTCTCTTCCTTCCCCTCGGTCCAGTACTCCCCTACGTTAATTCCCACACCGAGAGGAACAAAATCAAACTTGATGCCGTAAACCTCTTCTAAGTACTCATACACATCAGCAGTGAATGCCTGCTTCGCAATACGCTTAAAGTCATCGATACTGGAAGGGTGTAGCTCGCATATGATGCTATCATGGATCGTGTTCACGAGCCTGATACGGTCAGCTAGCCCCTCACTCATCACCCTGTGCCAAAAGAACACTACGGCGATCGGAATAATCTCTGCTGTAGCCAGAGCCTGAACCGGGTAGTTGAACACTGACGACTTAACATTCAACACATGGTCCTTACCCCGCCTTACCATCCTAGACTTCGGCCAGTAGTACCTTAACCCCCACGGGGTAACCAATCGCTTCGTATTAAGCACTTCCTCACACCAGACCTTCTGCGCCCTAGCTAGATCAGGATACGCTTTACGGAACTCTGCAGCGTACTTCTTCTGCTTACTTGTACGTCCTTCTCCGCCGTATAGCGGCCGGAAGGTCCATGGCTTAGATGCTGTTCTGCGACCCTTCCACACCTGGGGCTTCGCCTTCACCATCTCCGCCACGTCCGCGTCGCCCATATCAAACTGAACCTTAGTGCTCAGTTCGTGAACGTCTCCTCCCTCTACGATCAGCTTTCGGGCTGCCTCATCCTTCCCTAGATGAGCAGCAACCCGAAACTCAAGCTGACTTCCATCAGCTTCGGCCATCAGCCACCCCTCGTTCCTCGCCTTGAATAGTGGTTTGAACACTCTCGGCAGATTCTGGAACTGTACAGTTTTGGGTTTATCAAACATGCTAAACAGTGTCGGTATCCCGGAGGACGACAGACGATGTGTCGCTGTCCGAGTTTGATTAAACACTGCTTTGAATGTCCCGTCTTGTTCATCGACAACCCCTTTAAAAAATTCGAGGTTTTTGGACAACGCGGAAGCAACTTTACCGATTTCCTTCCGCAAGATTATAAACTCTTTCTGCTCCTTTGTCTTCGCTTTCAATTTCGCCAGAGTGTCCTGATCCGTCTTCGGCCTGCCGCTGGCAGTCCTGATCGGCTCCCCACTACGCTTACGGAACTCGAGGAACCCGAGGGTGCCATAAATGTAGTCAGCCACCTGCGGACCGCTCCTCCAGTTAATCCCCCCTGTCAATTGCTCAAGCTGGTGATTCAGCTGGTTGATCTGAATCGAATAGTCTTCGTACTCTCTGCCCACCCTGGATCCACACAAATGCATTCCCGTGAACTCCAGTGCGCTCAGTACGGGGGTAAGCAAGCCCCTCGTAAAGAGTACTGGGAGTCGTCCAGTGCGCGACAAGTGTTCCCTCTGATCCAGAAACAACTTCTCTGTAGACACCACGTCCTGCTCGCACCTCCCCTGCAGCCACGGGCGAGGTATGCTCACCGGATTGATCCCGTTCGAGATCATCGTATCCACTACCGGGTCCTTGATCGGCCATCCTCGTCTCCTGCAGCACATGTCGAGGGAGGTGCTCATCGGGCGCATCCCCTTGTCGTCACCCGCTGCCTTGTTCCCCAGAAGCACATACTCCGCAATCTTCGTATCGAACACGACAACTGCAGTGAGGTCTAGCCCACAACGCTTTAGCCACATCAGCTCGTATTTCGCATTGTGTGCCACGAGGAAGTCAGCCTTCTCGATAGCCTCTACCAACCCTCCCCATCCGTACTCATCGCTCCAGCGGCTTCTGAGGCGGCCTGAAGGGCCCTCTCGCCAGCTACCCAGCAACAAGCCGTTGTCCTCATGGACCGCGGAGCCGTAGTCTCCGTGGCTCGTATCCGTCTCCCAATCCAGCACAACATAGTTGTCGCTAAAGTAGATGTCCGGGTCACGCTGTTCAAGAAAGTTTGGCAGCAAAATCAATCCCCTTCATATATAATATGCCAGAAAGTCTCAGTTTTGTCACCTAAGGGATACGAATGCCGGCATCCTCCAGGGCCCCCTGCAGACGGTCAATCTGCTTTTTCTGCTTGGCTTCTCGAGCCAACGCAGCAGTCAGCTGCCGCTTAACCTTAGTCAGCTCACGGCTGTGATCCGCCTCACCCTGCTCTTGGTCTTCCTCGACGGCGATCATCGCGTCAAGAAGCTCTGAGGCATTGTACGGGAGACTCTTATCTGCGAGCTGACCCCACCGTGCGTAAAATTCCTTGCATTCCTCAATTACCTGTCGCGCTCTGCTCACTTGCATTTACTCCTAGCTGTGTCTACGTTAATTAAGAAGCCGTCTCTGCTTCCACCTAGCTTGTTCTTACAGATGCTCACAGCACGGGTGCCCTGCTGCATCATCTCATCGTCTGCCCCGATCGCGATCAGGAGGTCAGCTTGCGCCGGCACTCCCACCCGGCTCGAGTCAACGTCGTCGTACGACATCCAGACCTGCGGCTTTCCGTGCTCCCCTGCGTGGGCTTGCATGATCGAAACTCCGATCAGCTGTCTTCGAAGGAGCAGTGATCTGAACTCCTGCGCCACCTGATCCAATCTTTGCGTAATCCCCAAAGATTTACCACCAGAACTGTGGTGCAAATTGCGAAGCTGATCCACGACGACCACATCGAATCCATCATCACTCTCCTCAATTAGTTGCTCAATCTGCTCGACCGAACCGGGGTCCATGTTCCCGCAGGTGAGGTTATCCACACCTTTGGACCTTGCTCGAGCGATAGACGTGTCTTTATTCTGCCGTGCTTCTTCGGGTGACATTCCAGACAGGTTGCATCGGATACGATCCTTAATGACAATCGCGCTGTCCTCATTAGAAACATATAGCACTCGTTTCCCCTGACGTAGAAACCCACATACCATATTAATAGCAAAGAGTGACTTTCCAATTTCAGTAGGCCCGAAGAGTATAATATGATGTCCTGGGACAGCTCCTCCCCCCGCACGTTTATTGAGAGACAGAGGTAGGACCTTGATTCGGTTTCGCTCATCCAGTGACTCGTCTACCTCGTCCCACGATCCCGCTTCAATCCACGTCGTCTTCCGTAGGTCCTCTGCCTCAAGCAGTCCCAGATAATCAGTAGTAAGCTCCCGTAGGCGAGTGATGTCAGAAGTATCAGAAGCAGCCAGTTCGTTGTGTTTAGCATACCGTTTTACCGCAATAAGTTCAGCCACAGTGTTATCAGGAGATACACTGTCAGGCAGATTATCAAACCAATCCTGCATAGTCTCGCGGTGCTTCTCACCTGCCTGTCGTAGGCCCCTAGCTCTAAGCACCTCGCGATCCACATTTGTACAGCTATCATCACGAGAATACCAATCAGCGACCAGTTTCCACCAGTATCCACCCATCGGGGTGAATTCGTGTTCATCGACAAAAGGGCTGACGCGGTCATAGGCAGCTCGTGAGTCAAGACATGAGGCAATAACAATTCCATCATACATCCTCTTTCACCGCGCATTCCGCTCTTCGGCGGATATCATTTTTACTAACCATAATTACTCCCATGCTAATCTAACCCTAAAATATAGCGAATGTCGTCTGTCTTCTCTTCCTTCAAATCTCTCGCTAGGATTGCCACTCTGGTCTTCGGGAATGCCAGCCCCCACTTCCGCGCAAGTTTGAATGCCTGATCAGTAGCGTCAGCATCCAGCGCAATGATCACCTGCGACGGTTGCCACTGGCTAATCTCCCAAACCTTGTCATTGTTCAAGTGAGTGCCGAGCAGGGCAACTGCATTTACTCCACCCTGCTGTGCGCTGATTGCGCTCAGCTGGTCCTCCACAAGCACAAGGTCTGTAGTCTCCGTACCCGCAGACGGGTACCAGCTCTGTGTCGGCCCCTGTGCGTGCATATAGGTCAAAGCCTTCGCCTGGGACCCACGGGTACCTTTCCGAGGAGATCGTGGCGCACCGGACCACACAGGCTGTCTGAGAATATATCCACGAATACGCTCAAGGCTATCGTAGATCGGGAAGATGTAGCGGTCGTCTGTGGAAGCACGGATCGGTCCCTCCGGGGTCAGCTCAAGATCAAACCGCTTACGGAAGTAGTCGAGGTCTTCCTCGGAAAGTCGCTCAACCGCTCCTGTGTACGGGCGTAGGCTCTTCTTACGCCGAGGAGGTTCCACCGACGCAGCGGAGGTCGTACTGTAACCCTTCACGGGGCACGATGCCTTGAAGCAATTCCATACGACAGAGTGACGCAAGCGTGTTACAGAGAAGGTGCTATCACCGCACTCTGGACACGCGCTGCGTAGGGACTCATTTACAGGTAGGTGCTCAGCTAGTAATCTTGCTTCCAGTTCCACTGACAAAAGAATACACTCCCTAAGAAAATTAGATATCTATTCTGCAGACTCTTCTAAGAGAGTCTGCGAACTAGTCTTACATTTCTACTAGCTACACTAGTAATATGCCAAGATTTCCCAATTTTGTCACATGAATTCCT